TGTTTGCCGAGGCATGGTGACCGCTAAACGTAGAAAAGCCACTCTCCTAGCAATGCTAGGAGAGTGGCGAGTTTGATTCTCACACCTCAGGAATTAATCAGTTTTGGCGTAGTGGGTTGTATGCTACTCCGAACCCGCCGGCGATGATGCCGGCTGCGGTGCTGATGAATCCGCCGATGTCGGCATGTCCGAAGCTCATGAGTCCCAAGCCGGCCACAGATGCGATTAGGGCGATGATGTAGATGATGGTGCGCACGGTATTGTTGAAGACTGGCGTATAGCCGTCTGTGTGCTTGGCTTTGTCTACGTTTTCGCTCCAAGCGTTGAGCACTTTGTCAATGTCGGTGTTGGATAGTTTTGTGACGTTCGGCGTAGTGCTTGTCGTTGGGTTGGCTACCGTGTTGGTGGCGATGAAATCGCCGACGCTGGTCACGGTGGCGGTGTTGGTGTTCTGGTCTGTCATGATTCCTTCTTTCGTTTACTTCAAGGCTTCTTCGAGTCGGGTAGCCCATGGCGCGGTCTTGCTTCCCAGAGCGAAGCACGGCAAGGTGCGCCCGCACTGTTCGGCTACCATTTGTAGGGCCTTTACTTGGTCTGGGTGTGTCAGATTATGGAGACGCTGGCCGTCAAAATAGACTAAACGGTTGTCGCCGTTTGGTTGGATAATGCATTGCATCATATCCTCCTCATCAGTGGTTATTTGTAGTAGTTGGTTTGCTTTGTTGATGATATAGTCAACGTCGAGGCCGTTGATGGTTTTGTCGGGGCAACCGTAGTGGTCGGTGCCGGGTATTTCCCGGTGTAGCCATACGTTGCCGTTGAGTCCGTCGTGCCATAGGCGTGTCCAGCCTTGACGGCGTGCGATGTCGGCGCAGAGTTGGGCTGAAGCGTCCATACATGCGCGCGTGCATGGGATGCCGGCCATGCCGCCTTCGTGTTCGATGCTGATTGTTGAGTTGTTGGACATGTAGTTGGCGTCGCTCCAACTACCGTCATTTTCGCTTACGTACTGGTGTTTTTCGCCGTTGCCTCCGATGCCGTAGTGTGCTGATGCTCCACCGGGGCGTTGAAAAACACTGTCGGTTCCCGCGAGTCGCCCGACCATGATATGGAGCGTGATATGGGTTATCTCGTATCCATTGCGCCCGTTGTAGTGATTGGGTGACCCTATCCATATAATGCCATTCATGGCTACTCCCTAATCTTCTTTGCCATTGTTTTCTTTCTTATTGACTTTGAAAATATTGAGAATATTCGAGGTGGATAGTTCGGGGTTGATTTTCGTGCAGTTTTCCATGATTGACGTGATTTCAATCAGACAAATACCTGCACATACTGGTACAAATACGGGTAATTCGATTCCAAAATTGATGTAATCTGAACCGTATTCCACGATTAATGCAACGAAAATCACTACCAGATAAGTGAATTTGTGGCCAAGCCCTTGCCGCATTCTTTCGCTGGACAATTCGCCGTGCATGATTGCGTTTACTACGCCGGTCACATAGTCTATTAGCGCCAATAGGGACACAATGCCGATAACGATTAATTCATGCATTGTCATGAATATTCCTCACTTTCTTATACCTGATTGTTGTAGCAAGCCGCCAAGAATCATACTGAATTCCGCTTTGATTTGCGGTGTTTCGAATCGTAGTCTTCCGACGCGATAGGCGTTTAATATTTTTTGCGTCATATCATCCGAGCGTTTGAGCATCATGCAATCATTGTCAACCAGACGATAATCAAACGTAAAATCACGGGTGACTTTAGGCTGCTTTTTTGTGATGATATATAGTACCTCGTCGGCGTCGCTTAATTGCTGATATATGTTGAAAATACCGTATTCGGTGGTTCTCAGTGTGAACGCATAACCGGCGTTGTTAAAATCACTGATGAGGGTATTGGCGTTGTCCCTGAAATCATTATTGATTGCATAATTCGCATAATTTTCATCGTACTTGCGTAGGAACGTGCCGAATCTGGATGTGGCCACCTTGGCACTGAACCCGCCATAGTCCGCTAATTCCACCATAACGAAGCCATCGCAATAGCGTTGGTATTGCGTGTGATTATCTAACTGTGGTTTTAGATTGACGTCGAATGCGCTGAAATACGGGTTAGCTAACGTCACTGCGTTACTGCACATGATAACCCTCACTCTATCGTTCCAGCGGTCAACGGTATTATAGAATTCCTCAAGCGCTGTGACTTCGCCGCCCAGATATCGCATGTTGTCGGGAAAGATTTCATCGAAGATGATTGTCCGCACCTTAGGGTAGGCGACTGATTTCACCTGTCCGGCCTGCGATAGGGCGATAAAGTACCCCATGATATGCCATGTTTGGCGTGTCTTGCCGTGCTTGTCCGTGGTGGCGTCCCTGTCATCCAGCCAATGACATTCGGCCTGATTGCCGGACACGCGAAACTCCAAATCCGGGTACTGTTCCGCGATGTCCGCAAACCACGTTCCTTTGTTCTTCTGCTCCTCCGCCGTGCGGCGTAGATAGATAAATTGCCATCGTTTTTTAATCCAGTCACCTATGACAAGTTTTTTGGCACCATAGGTCTTGCCAAGGCCGCGCGCGCCGATGACGAACATCCAAGGCGCGTGGTAGGACAATACGCGCCCATAATCGTAATAATCGCCATCGCCTAGTAGCCTCTCCATAGTATCCATCTTATCATACAATAGTGACAGACCGGTAGATATCTACCGGTCTGTCATTGTGCTAAAAGTTCGGCGGCGCGCTGACGCCATCCCACACGTTAAGCAGAGAGTAGGCGGTATTGTAGCGTGTCCCGTATGGCCCAAACGGGGATGTGTTGAGGATATTGTTATACAGTTGGGCAAGCGATGAAGAATGCGGCACGTTCAACGCGCCTGCCGGGCTTTGATGATAAGCGCACGTCCATAATATTTGCATTTTCGCATCGTCGTATGTCTGCGGATATCCGGTATAATCCTCTGCGAATTGATTCCGTTGCCCCTGACGCGATTCCGTCCGCCGTGCCCACGTCTGGAATGCGGCCACTTCCGTGGAGGTCATCGCGCGGTCGAATGTGCCCCCGGAACTCATCAATGAAGCGATGTTCGGTGCTGCGGACGCAAACGCCTCATACCCCGTGGCGTCTACTGCCTTCATCGCGTTCAGCACTTGCAAGCGGCGTCCAAACGACCATTGTGCAATACCTATTCCCTGATTGTTTGACTCGACCGCATCCCAGCGTAATGATGATTCGACGGTGCCGATTACATAGAGCGCGTACGAGCTTTTTCCGTTGCCCACGCTTGGCGTGCCCTGACCTTGGTCGGCGTCCGGCTGACCCGTGCCGCCGCGATATACCCAAGTCTGGGCGCTCGCCTTATAGAAAACGGCTTGCGATGATGTCGTGCCCGAGCCGCTGTGGTATACGAGGTTATCGCCCTGCAATTGAATCCACGCGGAGATATCGCCGTCCACTCCCACGCCCGGATTATTACCGCCCGTCGGATTATCACCGGACTCCGGCGGTTCCGGAAGTGCCGTGGGATGCAGATAGCCAAGTAGCTGCGACCCTTTCAGGAGTGGCAATGTTTGATGTACGGCGGGCGTCGGGTTTTGGGTCAGTACATCGATGTTGTCGCCTTGGATACCACCCCACACGATGGCTACGTGACTGCCGGGGTAGTTTTGACTGCCGAACCTCCAAAACACGACATCGCCCATGCCGGGCGTATAATTCGCGTCTTTTTTTTCAAAAACACGCCTCACGGCGGATGTGGTGGGAAACATGGTGTAATTACCTTCCGCGTAACCTGTCGGGGTGATGCAATCACCTAACGACAGATTGTAATTATCCATACAGTACTTTGCCCATAAGTCCCAGCATTGGGCACCGTAAGCCCCGTCCATGTCCCAATATTGGTTCTGGGTACGTTCCAACCATGACCGAACATCTACCATAGATAATAGTATACCCCACGACTCATGTCGTGGGGTATGGGATTGGTGAGTATTGGTCAAACACCGACAAAATATGACACAGTTCCCGAAATATTCAAATTTGGTTGCGTTGTGGTGTTCGGGCCTGTCTGGAATACATACGGGACTCCGGGAACGTTGACACCAAAAAGAAGATGTGCCGGTATGGTATTTCCCGGCCCGACGAAAACATCGAGAATCTGCCTCATGTCTCTGGCTGGCCTGTATTGTTGCGGCATGGGGTCTCCCTCTGCCCCATTCCAGCCGGGAGCCCAATTTGTCGCGTTGCCGGTTACGACAATATCCAACGTAACAAGCTTTATCAAGGGAGAGTAGTAGGCTGTGTACTCAACCTTTGCGCCGTAAACGTCATCGGTAGAGTGATATACTTTGACCGGGGCGACTCCATCTTTCTTCAGTGAATCTAAAGACGAGTTTACTTTCGCTATTCCGGAGGTGTTGGTGCTAATTCGACTGTCAAGCGCTTGTGCAGTCCCCGCATATCCGCCCTGCTTGGTAAACGTCGTATCAGACTGCGCTTTGGTGTACACGTTCGCCGCGTCCGCCTTGCCATCCACAGTGCCAGACAGCGTGGACACCGTGCCCTGCAATGCCGTCAACGCGGTGTTTTCCGCCTTGCCGTTGATGGTGGACATCAGGTTTTGCGCCGTGGGTACCGACGTGACACCGAGCGCGTTGAAGTACGATTCCTGTTTAGCGATGTTGGACTTATTGGCTTGTGCAAGTTCCGTCGCCGCGTCCGCCGCCTTCTTCGCGTTGTTCGCCGCCGCCGTCGCGTTGTTCGCCGCCGCCGTCGCCGTGGTGGTGTTGGTGGCGTTGGTGTACATCTGATTATCGATTTTTGTCATGGCGTCGGTGAAGTCACCGCGCCATGACGGGCGGTCGTTTGGGTTGTCGCCAAACGTCGGCAGATTATAGTGCCCGGTATGCTGTGTGGTTGACATCGTGGTACTCCTTTACTGTTGGTTAGGTGTCCCGACGCGGACGATGCCGTTCGCGTCCTTGTACATGGAATCAAGCTCAGTCGCCGTCAAACCGAGCGCGGCGGGCTGTGTGGCGTTTTTGTCGACCTTACCCGCAAGCCCTGAAGTGAGCGCGCTGGTGGTGGCGAAACCGCTCGTATTCGGGATGTCGGTTTTGCGCGCGATAGTGTTCGCGACACCAAGAGGAGAGCCGGCTGTACCGTTACCGGTAAGGTCGGCAGTATGCGACACCGCCTTAAGCCCACTCGCGGCAGCCGCCGCGATATCGTCCGCGTTCCGCTTAAGCTGGGTATCGATTTTCGTCATGTCGCCGTTATAGTCACCGAGCCACGTTGGGCGGTCGGTGCCAGCGAACTGGCTCAGATTATAGTTTCTGGTATGGTTGGTTGCGGTCATTGCTACTCCTTATTATCAAAATTGTCGGCGGTCGGGTTGCGTTCGACATAGCGCGCATCCGCTTCGGATTGCGTGATAAACGCCATGTCGGCGGGCGGGTTCTCGGGCATGCTCTTACCGTAGGGGAACTGCGTGCGTCCCGGAAAATCGCCGGGGACGCAATTATCCACGGCGGTGGCGCGTAAATCATATTCGCGTGCCTTGAGGGTAAGTCCGTCGTACTCCTGCGCGGTCAATTGCATGTTATCGTAGTCGCCCCAGAACAATCCGTGGTTTCGCGCATTGTCATACATGCCGCCAAGCACGTCCCCGAGCGGCTGCGTGGCTCCGTACACTGGGGAGGTTGCCACGCCCTGCTGTTTCATCTTATCAATCAGGGCCAGCAGTTCCGCGCGTAAGTCGGACATGGCCTTGTTAATTTGCGCCACGGTATCCGCAAGAGTCTTGTCTATGGATGCCTCAAGGCCGGTGGTGTACTTTTCCAGCTTGCTCAAATCGCATTGGAGGGTATCGAGATTATGGCGAAGACATTCGATTAATTGCAGTGTTGTCAGTCCGTCCCGATAGGTGAACGGAACTGACGTGGGTACCCCGTCGAACAAGCGTTGCTGTGGAATCAGCGCGTTAATGGCAACCATGATTACTCCCATTCTCCATAGTTATGGCAGTTACCGAATATTGTATCATACGACCCCCACACCTGCATGAAACACGGCTCAAGACTGCGCACAATTTCCATGTCCACGTTGATGATGGCGTTTCGGTATTCCTGTATGAGGCTCATGGCGGACTGGGAGCGGCCCGACGTGTGGGATTTGGTGCTCCCATCTGTAGCGTCGTGTTGCCATTCCGTGCTGGATGTACTATGGGACTGAGAAGAGGTATCTTGCGTGCTATGGCTACTGCCGTCCGTATCCGCTTGCGCCTGATTGGCATGAGTCGCGTATCGAGCAAAATCACCTTGCACGCCGGTTGCGGGCACTTCCGAGTCGTAAGACTGGGACTTGGTGCTACTTGAGCTGGTGCCGTCCGAGGAGCTTCGGGTCGCACTATCCTGAGAGGCGCTGGTTTTGCCGCTGGACTGGGCTACAGTATTGGACAGGCTTTCACTGACCATTTCTATAGTGTTCAATGGGTCATATTTCAACGCTAGCGTCCTGTAGCGCTCATTAAAATATGGCATGATTTCCGCCATCGTCATACCCAGATAGAAGATGAACTGCTGGGCGGTTTCCTGACCAATCTCCCTCAGCGCGTAATGGCGGACGATTTTCTCGTTCAAGTCCGCGCGGTGAGATTCGTTGTAAATCGGGTAATAGTCGGCGCTAAGATGCAGCTTATCATCAGTATCATACCCGAAAGAAATAAGATTACCGAGGGTTTCGGTGTACTCCCCCGGCGTTGTCATCGCGTAGGCGCTAAAATCCTGTGCCATTACAATACACCTCCGATACCCGCGTCGTACGAGGCGGGCATATCGATATCCGTCGTACCACCGGCGCTGGAATCAAGCGCGTTGGGCACGCCGGAGCTTTGCGCGTCCGCATACTCCACCCAGATATTCAGTTGCGGCCACAGCCGGTTGATTTCCGTCGCCGCCGCCTGCCGCGCCTTGAGAAAGCTCAGGCGGAACACGTCCGTTTTCTCATTGGCTTGCGCGACTTCATCCGAGATAAGCCGTTCCTTTTTTTCCGTGCCGCTGGATTGGATGCCCAAGTAGCCCAATACCTCGTTAGTCACCTGAGCTTTTTGCTGGACGAACTTGTCCAACAGATACGGGGTCGTGTTGGGCCACGGCTGAAACATGCTGCCGGGGTCGAGCGAATCGTATCCGATGATATAATCCTGCCCATCCTGCCGCTGTTGTAACATGTTCTGCACGGTGAGCTTGGTACGCGGGTCGGCGGTGATGATGGTCGGCAGTTTCAGGCTCTCCAAGTTCACGTCATATGCCTTGTCAATGTCGGCAAGGCGTCTCGCATACTGCCATAAGATATCTTTGAAACTCATGCGCATACGATTGTCCCAAATAGGGATGCACTCTCGACCCGCCTTGAGTTGCCTGTAATGGTAGTTGACGCCCACCGGCTCAAAGCACGTCGGGTTGTTATACACGTTCAATCGGCCTTGATAACCGGCTTGCGTGGTGAGGAACCGACCTATGCGTTTGTCTTCGAAGAAGAGCGCGCACCCGTATTCGCAGAGACACATTTCCAGCCATCGTTCATCCACTGTTGGTGGCAGCCCCCGCCAGCTGAACCGGTTCAGTGCCAGTTCAGCCAGCAGATGGTAGTACATTGCGTCAAGGCTGGCGGCGCGTGCCTTGGCGTAATTGCCACGCGGATGTAACGCGCCGCCCCTACGATTCTGATTTTTCCTCGACCTAGACATGCCTCTAGTATAGCACTAGAATGAGATGCCCGGCAATGGGTCGTTATCCGCCCAATCGGTCACGCCGATATCATCCGGGTTAGTCCATATAGTAGCCCCAGACTCGAACACGCCTTTAATGGTCTGCCGATACTGCTCGGGCAAATCACCTCGCACGTAACACTCTTGCATCTGCCAGTAGGTGAATTTTGTCATACATTCCAGCGATTGCGGCGGCGTGATGAAACGCTGGATAAAATACCCGTAACGCAACATGTACTCTCCGACGCTCCGCAGAGCTGAAGGTGCGCACGTCTTAAATCGAACCAACACCCCGACAATACCGTTCGCGAGGTTAAAACCGTCTCCGCCGATGGCACCGGATGTGGTCGGGGGTGTTAATTGCATCTGCTGTACCTGTGCATTGATACCCGCAATGGTGTTTTGATAGTCTCCGAACGCAGAACGTTGCGCGTAATCCGCGTTCATATCCGCCATATTTTGGGCCAACTGGTTTGAAAGCGCTGTAGTCTGAGAGCCGTATGTGTTGGCCTGACTTGTTGTGGCCGCGTTGGTACTCAGCGAGTTCGCCGTGGAAAGTTGGGCGGCGGTATTGTTGATACTGCGGTTCGCTTCAGTGTTGACACCATTCATGACCGCACCGCCTAATGCCGATACCGCGCCCCCGACATTGCCCGAAGCGGCGTTACCCGCCACCCCGACCACGCCGTTAACCACGTTATTCAGCTGTGCGAGGTCAGCTCGCTGATTGTTGATATACGTCGTGTTGTCCAGACTGGTGTTAAGCGAGGTTGCTTGTATCGCGTTATTGGCGTTGCGGTTGCCGATAGCGAGTTTGTTGGCTTGGGTATTGTACTGGTTTTGCATGGCCGTAGCCGCAAGAGACTGGCTGATGCCCATCTGCGCTTTTTGGTACGCCCAGTCAGCGGACTGTTGACTGTAGGAACGAGTGTAGGCACTGTTTGCCATTGCCAACTGGGCTCCATTGTTGACTATCACGAATTGAGGGAAATTGCTGATGCCAAACGCGGCGTCCAACATTTCCCCGCTATCAATGGGCAACCCATTGTTTTTATCAAGAGGAGCAATCTCGCTTGCACCCGCCTTATTGTACCCAACCGGGTAAAAGTTCAAGCGCGCGCCATTGGGCGCGTAATTATGCACCTCTCTAATAACCAGATTATCGCTTTGGATATTTTCGGGCTTATAGGTGATATTAGTGCCATTCAAGCAAGTGCATTCAACAGTAGAATAGGGGTAGCATTTGAGTTTTTTAAGGTTTTTATAACGTTTAGGGATATTAAAATTATCACGAAAATCATTAACGGTAATAATGTCTTCATATCTGCTGGGCGCATTTGTGGCCGACTGGGGGAAACGGTAGATACGATTATTTAATTCCGAAGGGAGTGTTTTCCCAAACAGCTTATCTACGACATAGCCGGATTGCTTAAGAAAGTCATCATCTAAAGAGGGTATCATGTACATGTTTACAATACCCTGTGTTATCCATGAAAAAGTAGAGCCCACTCCCATAAACACTTGGATAGACTGGATGTCCTTAAAGTACAGTATTTCAGCACCGTTAGCCATGTTCTCAAACAGAGAGCCGCCCGCAGTAGTGAGAGACGGTTTTTCCTGACTACCCGCGTCCGCTGACAAATCTACCGTGCTCACGACTATTACGCCGTAATTCAGATTTTTCCCGTCCATGCTGATAAGAGACTTGTACTGTTGGTTTACCGTCACCATTTCGCTACCGGTGTCCAGCCCTTCGGGTAGTGCGAGATAACTGCGACCATAATCGGTCATCTGGTTTTCGTTGGCAATGCCGATATGGCCTCGCACCACATAACATGAACCAAACCTAAGTACATGCTGGAACGACTGCCAAACGTCCAACTGTACAGTGAGCTGAGTAGTGTACGCATTGATGTAATCCACGTGGTTGATGAAATAATACCAATACCGTGGCGTCTCCAAGTCGGGGTAATCGTTATACACCACGACATAGTTGTAGTTGGACGCCTCGTTAAATGGCAGTTCGACGCGCACGGGTTGGCCGAACATGTGCATGACTCCATGCACCCTGTCAATGCCGGGCTGTCGGCCAAACCATTCCTGTTGTTTCTGCGGTGATTCGAACCGGGCTAGGTCACGGTAACTGCTATCCCACGGCACGTTACAGAGTTTCAGCGATGTGTTGGGCGTCCATTGAGCCCAGTTAAACGTCGCCTCGACGTTAGGGTTGATATCTCTCAGCATACTATCCCTTTCATAAAGAAGGGAGTGTTTCACGTGAAACACTCCCTTTTATTATATCGCAGATTAGGCGACTGTCACAGTGCCCTGACAGCTGACACCGAACAGCGCGACCGTCAGCTTGGTGGAACCGGCGGCCACTCCAGTGACTAGGCCGGTATTGTCCACTAGGGGTTCGCGTCATCAATCATCATCCAACCTCCGGTACGACAAAGCCCGGAACGCTCACGTGGGTTGCGCTCCGGGCCTTGTCCTGCATCACACCGTGAGAGAGAGAGTAGCCAACCGGCTACCTTCTCATTATATCACGCGGTCACGGTCACGCTCTTCTTGCCGGACACTCCGAACAGCGTGGCGGTGATGTCGGACGCGCCCGCCTTGACGCCGGTAACGACGCCCGACTCGGACACCGTGGCGTTGGCCGGGGTGCTGGATGTCCATGCGGCTTGTGCGGTCACATCAGCGGTTCGCCCGTCAATCATGGTCGCCACGGCGGCCGCCTGCGCCGCATGACCAACGGTCACGCTCGGAACGGTTACGGCAATGGACGCAATGATAGACGGATTGAATCCGATAACACCGTCACCGACCACCGGCACGTCCAAAGCTGCGGACACGGTGCCCGGCACCTCCGGCGTCGCCGGATTCGTGTACAATGCGGTCGCCGTCACCGGAATAACAGTGTTCGGTTCATCCAAGCCGACCACCAGCACGCCGGTCGGGGAAATGTAGGTGTAATCGCTCTTCGGCTTGACGGTATCACCGATGGCGTACTCGACCGCATCCGAGCGGAACGTGGCCGTACCATCATTGGTGATGGTCGTATCTGCAATGACCTGCACCGCGCCGCCGCGCGCCACATCCTCCGGCGTGGTCGTGCCACCGCCATACATGGCAAGCTTGAGTTGGAATGTCGGCGTTTTGGCCGCCGTGCCGGTGGGCGTCACCACGTTGGCGGTGGAGCCTGCACCCGTCCAGAACATCACAGCCGGAGCGAAACCGGACACCGAGATAATGTGCTGGACATGCAGATAATGGTTGACGGAGTTAATGTTAACCGGGTTGGTCTGCTGAGTCATCTCGTTGATGACCGGAATGTCAATCAGGAACTTATCGGTTGTCAGAATGGCTTGTACCCCATTCATGCCGAAACGGTCTTGCGGGATGACGATGATTCGGTCAATGGTCGGCTCAGCGTCCGTCCGCTGGAACACGGTCGCCAGACCCTGCACGTCAAGCGCCGACTTGACTTCAGGAGAGCAGAACAGCACGAGCTCATCCGGGCGGGCGAACGTCGGCATGTGACGCGCATTGTATCGGGTGGACACGAATTTCAGCGTGTCGGCCCATGCGCGAATCTGACGCAGCATGTCGCGGGCGTCGGTTTCCGAACTACCCATGTCGTTCAAATCCTTGCCCATGTGGACACGCCAATATCCGCCAAGCTTCGCATATTCTACGAACTGGTGACACATGGCCTCGAACAAATCAACCTCCGCCGCGTTGTAGCAGGATGTGAGAATCTGGGAAGTGAGCGAGGCCAGACCGTTTTCGGACGTGAACGCACGCTGAAGCGTCTTGTCATCGGTGGTCGCCGGATACCAGTGAGCAAAATCGAGACGATGATACAGTGCGTCTACGTCAATCTTCCATTTGCGGAAATTGTCCGCGCCAAGATATTCCGCATTCGGGTCGTATACCTGAGCGAGCGGCATGCCCACGGCGATTTCCTGCCACGTGTCGCCATACGCCTGAGAGGCGCGCTGGAAAACGCTCAGCGGATTGTTCCACCGCCACGTGTTCACATAGGTGCCGCCGATACGGTTCACCAATGCCGAGTAAAACTCGTTCTTGAGCTGAGTGCTGGACATGAGCGTGGCCATCTGGCGGTCCATGTTCATTTGGGTTGCTGAGGGCATTCGTCGCTGGTATTCGGGGGATGCCTCGTTGCGAATCATGTTGAGGATTTGGGAGTTGTTGAATTCGGTGAGCGGACGAAGCTGCTGCTTCGGCGTCACCACCGGGGTGGTCGGCATGATAATATTCCTTCCTGATTATTAGTCTTCGTAGAGGTCGTCAAATGTGCTGTAGGTGCCGTTGTAGTCGTCGTCGGTCATTTCAGCCGATTCCGGCGTCGCATTGTCGTCTGGTCCGTCGTTCAGCACATGGTCGGCTGCCGTGTCACGCATCGCCTCAATGGTTTTAGACAGTTCCGCCACGGTCGCTTCCAAAGCGCTGATACGGTCGGCCATGTCGGCGATTTTATCGTCGCCCGCATCCTCCGGTTCGCCGTCGTCCTGCACCTCTGGCTCCGGGTTTGGCGTATTGTCGTCGGCGTTCGCGTCCGGTTCTGTGTCGGGCGTGGTGTCCGGCTTGTCGTTGTTCTCGACGTCTTCCATGGTCACTCCTTAAAAATAAATGGCACGGCGGCAATCACGCTGCCGTGCCGGATTGCTAGGCTGTGCGGGTTCCCTTGCCGTCGCTGGGCGCTGGCTGCGCACGTCTACATCCGACCGAATCGCCTTACCGACTTGCCTAACGGTCGGGCCATCGAATCGGCTTGGGACGCACACCCCGCTACCAGATATTATAGCACGAAGGTATGGCCGTCGTCATTGCGATGGCGTGACCCCGGCAAGAACTCTTCATAGGGGATGGGGGCGGCGCGATGCACGCCACTCAGCCGCATCACCGTATCGCTACCCTCCACGCCGCAGTATTTGCGATTGCCCAGAATACGGAGTTTGTCATAGGTGTGGTCGTTTTTCCATGCCCCTAGTTTCCGGTCGTCCGTTTCGATACCCATAGGCGCATCCGACCCCTCCAATATCATACCGTCGGTATCGGCGTAGAGTACGCGGTCGGCGTTCGCGTTCATCGCACGGGATAGTATTTGCCGTCCGTAGGCGTTGACATAAGCGGCGGTCGGCAGCCATGCCAGACTGTTGGCCGACTCGGGTTTGTCCACGGTAAAATCCACGCCACCATTCACGGACGGTTTTGGATGCAGCATGGGCCGGTAGAGCGAGGCCCCGAATTTTCCCACCAATGAGTTCAATAATAGTTTCGCCATCTGTTTACGCTCTCCGGTCGCGGTTTGTTTCACGTGAAACCATTTGTCCACATACGTATAGTAGAGTCCGTGTGATTTGCGGAACTTCCAGCCTCCGACATGCTCCCACACGTGGATGTCATAGTTTTCAGTCAGTGTTTCCCAGTCCACATTCGTGACCGGCATAGTGACGACTCCGAGCGTGCTATCCAAACGTTCGCCCTCATACCCCCATACTGGTAGGATGTTGGTGAGCGTCGCTGTTTTCCCCGTTTTCAATCTTGCGTCAAACGCGATAACATCGATATGTAGCGGATAATCAGGGTCAAATTGATACCTCCCATCGTACCATATGGGCGAGCCTACCGGCATGGGCGCGTCGCGCATGATGCTCGGGTAGAGACTGTTCACGTCCCAGCTGCGGCAATCCTTGTACTCTCCGGGCCTGCTGTACACTATCGCCCCATAGTAGGCGGGACGCATTCGGTGATAATCCGTTTTGTCCAGTGGCGGAAAGTGGCGTTTGAATCCGGCGTAATCTCCATCGATATAGTCGGTCATCGCCATAGATGCTATGGTCGTGCCCCTGAGATTCAGGGCGGCGCATTCCTGCGCAATATTCCACGTGGTTTCCAAGTCGTCCACGCCGCCGAATGTTTCACGTGAAACGTTCAGCCCATCGTCGCGCGTGATGTTGCGCACGTCCAGAAAATCCACGGTGATACCGCCCATGCGCGCACGGAAACTGTAGAAGTGACCGCGGATGTTGAACGTGCCCCATATGCCGTCTTTGGCTGGGTTCGATTGCAACGGCAGTCGCTGCAACAGTTCGGCGGCTATGGGCTTGATGTCCTGCCATCCGTGGGCGCACCATATGCGCGTGTGATGGTCGAGCATGGTGAGGCGAATGATGGCATGTGCAGTCAATGGTTCCACGCCATCATCCGTCAACAGTGTTGCGCCGTCTGTTGCCGCCATTCGACGCTCTTTCATGATTCCATCCCTTTAGTGTCGTGCCGCGCTAATCATCCATTCATCGAGCCGCGTTTCCACATCGCCCGCGTCTGATTTAGTCTCCCATTTGTGCGTCTTATCATTATACCATGCGGCTTCCCGTACCACGGTGCTAAAATTCGTGTTGTTTATCAGCCATCGTTTTTGACGGTTCGATAAGGAGGCGAATTTTTGGGCTACGCCGGAATCAAAAGCTTCGAGCTGCTGCTCAACCCTATCAAAATCCGCAAACCCCTCACTTCCGGAAATTTGTCTAGTTCCTGCATGTAATGGCGCTCGCTCTATAAGCCCGGCGTATTCGAGTATCTCCCGCTCAAGCTTCCTCCTGCCTCCCTCTCGTATCATCATACGCGCATGACTCATGCCACGCTCTGCGCCGAACACGTTCGCACGGTTGCGTGTGAGTTCGTCACGCGCCGACCCGCCAATCGTATGAGTGCCCAGCACGTCAAACGGCGATTCTCCCGCACGTTCCATCTCACGTATTTCGCCCACCGTGTAGCGGGCCATACTCAATGCATCGAATTGTTGGGCGCGTTTGATTTTCTGCCGTGCCTCAATACGGCGGCGCTGTTGCTGTCGTAATGTTTTCCGACGTTTCGACGGGGCGGCGGCGATTTCCGCATCGGTAATCAGCGGGCGAGCCGCCATCTCACGGTCAAATTTCGTAATATGCACGTCGGGGACGACTTGATATGGCTCGCTATCCCGCGCCCTTAAGGCTTGCTGCCGCTCCCCGAATTCTTGCCCGATTCGGCGTGCAACCTGTTCGAGCTGTTGGGCGCTGAGCTTCCCCAGAAACGTTTCGGTGATTTGCTTGGGGAGACGTCCGGTACTGTAATCCCTTACCGCTCGTTCCCGGCGTACCTGCGCTGACCTGATTGCGGCGTTGCGTTTCAGGTTGTTGGCGCGTCGGTTGGTTTTGCGTTTTGCCACGGCCCCTCCTTGTGAGTATGAAACACCCCCGCCGCAAGGATGGAAACGACGGGGGTGAGTCTGGCGGCAACATCCCTATAGGGACATTACCATGTTATCATATGGTATGGACAAGTGGTCTACTTGCGCTTGTCTTCCGACAACAATTCAAGGTCGAAGAACTTATAGCCACGGCGACTCTTCTTCTCCACCACCTTGAGAGCGAGCGGCGAAGACCACGTGTCCGGCGTACCAAAAATGGCGAACAGATTACCGAATGCGTGTGCCAGCGTGGGGGAGGCTGCCGCAAAGTCGCCTTCCTCCGCGTGAACGACAACGCGAGTGGACGTATTGATTTCACCTGTCTCCTGATTAGCAACCTCAATAGCCTGCGCCAGCACGTTAGTAACATGCAGCGGCTCGTTAAGGTGGTCGTCTATTTTATCAGAGGTCTGCATGGCGTTATAGAGCGCCATTTTACCGTCCATAGAGGAAGTATCGAAAAAGTGGGATACGGCGTTAGTGCCGTTCGCGGAAAAGTTGTTGCCGTTTGCTACGGTCAATTCGTTGTCAGTCATGAGTGTTGCCTTTCCTTATAGGGATTAATAGTTATTTTCCTCGGAGATAATATCATCCTCAACCACATTGCCATTAACCGGCTCTGGATAGTCGACAATGGTATCATCTCCAAATTCACAATTAGCCCAATAGATTGCCTCGTCCATGCGCGTTGCTTGCGCGTGATACTCAGCGGACATGGGTAACATGTCCTTGTTGATTTTACGGGCCTTTTTCATTGCCATGTCAGCCGTGCGGCACGCGTCGTCCACGACCACCTCGGTGTCCACGAGTTCACCGTTTTCACCTCGCATAACGCCGCGCACAATACTATAGTGCTTGGCTCGCTTAATATATGCCATAATTATACCGCCTTTTCTTAACGTTACTGCTGTCGTGACATTCTTGCAATGTCTTCATCAGTATACCGTACATCGGTCAGATTGTCAAAACAGAGACACGCAATTTTGATGACAGTCTGAGCGAACTCATCACCCTCCCACGTCTGGCACATCTCATAGCAAGTCGCGCCCTTGACATGACAGACCGCGCACCACGCCACCATCGCCGGACAATAGATAAGTCCGGACAACATTTCAATGTCCTGCGTTCGTGACAATGCGGCGTACATTGACGAATGAGGCGTGATGCTTAGACAAATGTTCGCCGCATGTTCGATACTGTCAGCAAACGCCACCTGACCGCCTTGGGGTTTATAAAAGTCCTTAAGTAGTGCTATACTACGACACAATGTCTCCCAATCGCCATCACCTTTATTATATTCACGCAAATGCAGATTACGCCGACGGCCACGAATGACACGGCGCACACGGTCATCATCCAAAATACCGTCATCAAACCAATTCGTACGGTTATCATCACTCTTCATTTTCAGCATCCTTCACTTCCATAGTTACAGTAGGACAACCCTTTGCCAAACACTTTGCATCATACGACACAGTACGTTTGAGCTCATCAAAACCACGGAATTCGACAAATTTCACGTCAAGATGTAAGGGGTCGGATTCGCCTTTCCACTGCAATACATCTATATTCAGTCTCATCCCTTCGAGTTCAACGACCTCATCATGAATGCGCACAAAAGAAGCATGAACATCGCCATCAATACACTTCATAGCACCTTTGTGCTTCCTGCAAAATCTGACAGGAATGAAGTACTCCGGGTCGTTGAAAACCAAAGAGCGCTTTACCTCAGTGAAACCCGTCCTATAGATAAAATAGTTATCGGGCAAAAGACTATTAAACAGGTCTATAATATTGTTGTCATTAAAATAATTCATCTTAACTATCATGACTCCGCCACCTTATAACGCAATTCGATACAATAATACACGCCCACCGAGTCAGCACCACCATAATACTCAACGGCCTTTATTGCGCAGTCATAGCTATTACTTTCAGCTACGCACTCACATTTGCCATCACCGTAATAACGCAACACAGCGAATACCTTAACAAGTTTCGTATGCATCTCACATCACCTCAATTCCTCTCCTCCAACAAAGTACCAGTCAATGCCCATGCATCAATCAACATGTGAGCCACCTGCGAGTAATCACACGCATCAAACGCCACAGCAGACCAAACCAAACGACGGCGGCCGCCAGACTGAGACCGCAACAACACCGCATACCGCAGTTCGTACGTCCGATTATGAGGACAATACACCAACCGCACATCACCACGCTCAAACTTGGACGAAAACACGGCCACAACCTCATCACTCACCATCATCAAACACTCCCTCAAACGGCAAACGCACCCTAACAACACCATGCAAGACCCCGTTTCGGTCAAACGAAGAGTGAGCAAAACCAACATACACATCAAACCCGACAAACGCATGGCGGACAACATCAAGCACACCGTCCAGCGCCTCTTTAAACGTACCAGCCGGATATGGGCCACTCACCGACACATATTCAGGCGTAATCTCAAATACCGTAAAATCATCAGACGTAACAGTAAAACACCACATATCAACACTCCCTCTCGTAAGCAGTAATCAAAAACGACGCATACGAATCACCGACACGATACAAGTCCAGCAACTCAAGAGTCAAACCCGGGTACAAATTGCCCATAGTCAACATTGCGGCATGTATCGCAGTCCCCAAGCAGTCGCCAGATTCTTTCATAACAGCAAAACGGCGACTACCACCCTCCTCATACCTATCCACGCGCGCCCAACGCAACACAACCTCATCAAACAAATCATGCACATCAGACTTACTAACAACATACTCAAACTTCCAAGTAGCCATCTACTTTACCTCCTTAAAATAGCTCACTCAGCTTATTCATTATTCAACATCGTCATCTACCTCAACATCATATATGCGCCAACCATCACATTCACCACAGCACTCATAATCAAAATCACAATCACCATACACATACTCAAGAACATCACAAAGAGCCGTCTCAGTATCACCGCCCGCGATACCTATAAAAACCGGATTACATTCGCGACCAATATAAACCATGTGAAAATTATCTTCAGTCTCAATGACAGCGGGCTTAATTCTAATCATTTTTCATCCTTTCTCATTCCTTAGCTGATACTTATATAATAC